CATCGCCGTAGTGCTTGCCGCCAGCTTGCTCAATGCCGCATCCACCGCCGCAATTTTTCCCATGGCAGTTGCACTGGCAGCAACGGCGGTCATGGCTGTGCTGCTCGCAGCAACGGCGGTCATGGCTGTGCTGCTCGCAGCAACGGCGGTCATGGCTGTCGAATCTGCCGCCATTCCGGCGCAGCCGGAATAGCGTGCAGATTCGAGGTTTGCAAAGCCAACCACCAGCTTGGCAATCGCCATATCGTTCTCTTTGATATTGGCATCGTAATAGGACGATGCGGAAATTGCATCTCTGGCAATCGAATTTCCCCCGATCGCATTCATTGCAACAGCACTGACAGCGATGGCTGTCATAGCGGCGCTGCTCGCAGCGATGGCTGTCATAGCGGCGCTGCTCGCAGCGATGGCTGTCATAGCGGCGCTGCTCGCAGCGATGGCTGTCATAGCGGTCGAATCTGCCGCCATTCCGGCGCAGCCGGAATAGCGTGCAGATTCGAGGTTCGCAAAGCCAACCACCAGCTTGGCAATCGCCATATCGTTCTCCTTGATTTTTGCATCGTAGTAGGGCGAAGCCTGCACTGCGTCTCTCGCAATTTTGTTTCCGCTGATGGCATCCATCGCCGTGGCGCTGTTTGCAATCCTCTGCATTGCCGTCTGGCTTCTGCTGATTGCCTGCATGGCTGTTTCGCTGTTCGCAATGGCGTGCATCAAAAGCGCATTTCCTGCCACCGCCGCCATGGCTGTGCCGTTTGCCGCAATCGCCGCCATGCTTGCCAGCCCCTCCAATGCCGCCGCATCCAGTCCGTAGATTAAAAGCATCCATTTCCCTGTATGCTCCGCAGAAAATGTCGTCAGCATTTCCTCCAGTGCTTCTGCGTGCATGTCCCTGTCGTTTGCCGCAGCACTGCTCATGCAGAGCTTCTTCCAAATCTCCTTGTCCTGAAAGGTGTAGCTTTCCTCCCCGAAAAGCTTGTATTGCGAAAGCCAGTGTGCCGGCAGAATGTCATTCTCCAGCGTGTCCTGCCTTGCAATAAAAATCGGATTGCTCATGCCTTCTCCTCCTTCCTGTAATATAAGCCGCCGCCCGAAACCCCAAGCCGGTATTTCTCCCCGGTCACATCGTCAATGATGTATCTTGCATCCGCCGAGGCCTTTGCCATTTCCTTTCGCAGGGCCGCCGCTGTCTTGTCCATCTCCCCGAAGATGTCCGCCTGCCTGTTCTGTGGGTCGTAGATCCGCGCCTGCATGTCTGCCGCCCCAATCGCAACCACCCTGTCCAGAACAAATCGCACCGTAGCCGGCTGATATTCGCCCCTCGGCTCGTAAGGCTCCTTGTTGTCCTTCGTCAGCACGTTCGCCCCGTTCCAGTTGTCAATGTCCGTCTGTGTCAGCCCGTCCAAAAGTGACTTGTTTGCATGCTCGTGCAGTGCCGCAAAGGCTGCCGCCAGCTGCTCCGCCGCCGCATCCGTAAAGTTGTTGTCCGTCAGCACCTTGTAAAGCGTCTCGCTCCCGGTTCGCTTCTCCCTGTCCTGCTTTTTGTCAAGGGCGGTCTGCATCGCGGCGGAAATCGGCTTGTCCGCGTCCTTCGTCATGTCAATCATCCCCAGCTGCGCCGCCATGAAAAGCACAAAGCAGTTGAAGGCAGGAATGATGATATCCTTGGAAAGCTCGTCAAACACCGCCTTCGCCTCGTCCTCCGGCTTCTCCATGGGGTTTGTCTGGGCGGAAACGCCCTTCCCGTTCAGCGCGCTGTCCAAAATGACGTATGCCGCCGCATCCTCTCTTTTCGTCTCTGCCATAATAGCCCCCCTACCCTTTATAATTTCCATTCTCTGTGTATTCCATTGCAAGGGAGTAAATCCCGAATGGCTCGTTCAGCTGCTCGTTGCGCAAACTGAATGCAACCTTGTCCACCTTCTTGATTTTTATCTTGCCGCCAATCGTTCTGGGCGTGTCGTCTGTCGAAAAGTTGATTCTCTCCCAGTTGATGTGCGTAAAGTCGAAGTACATCGCCCGCGCGCCGCTGTCGAAAATCTCACTCCAGACCCCCTTCACCTGTGCAAATACCTTCGCCCCCGTTGCAATCGCAGGCGCAAGCACAAAGTCAAGCCGGCGGAAGTTTTTGTTCTTGTAGAAAAGCTTTCCGGAAAGCTCCGCCGTGTCCCATCTGGCTGAAATCGCCCTGCCGTTGTCGTTGTAGCTTTTCTGGTTCGTCACATCGTCAAAAAATCGGAAGAGGTTTCCCTCTGCATCCCCAAAGCAAAGCCGCCCCTCCTTGTCCTCCCAGAAAACCCTTGCCGGCACGTTCTCCCAGACGTAGCATTCGTATTGAAAGCTGCTGTAGGGGTTGTCCCTCTCGTAGCTTTTCTGTAAGCCGTCCAGAAGGTAAACCCTGCCCCCTCCGGTGCTGATGAGGTAAAAATCACGCCAGATGTATGCGTACGCATCCGCAAGTCCCTTTTCCGCCGTCAGCGCATTGTCAATGTAGTAGCTTCTGGATTGGCTGTATTTCTCCCCCGTCAAGTCCGCCGCCGTAATTGCCATAATGCCGATGTCCGTCAGGAATAAAGGCTCGCTCCCAAGGTATCCGAAGGTGTGGCTGCCTAAAGCCCCTCTGCCTGTCAGCGTCCCGATGATGGGGAAGGTTGCGTCCTTCTCGCCCATTTCCCCCTTGCGGAGGATGACGTTTCGCCCCTCCTCTGCATCACTCTTGTGCGCCGCAAGCCTGTCGTTGATGATGCTGTAGCCGACAATCGCGCTGCCGTCCTGCCCCAGCGTGCTGTACCAGAGGTCGCCCCAGAAAAACCCGTCCGCCATCTTGCAGTACCAGTCTCGGTTCGGAAAGTCCGGGTTGCCGGAAAGAAACATGCGGTCCATTGCCCCGTTCACGCCGAAAAGTGAAATGATTTTGCATTTGTTAATTTTCTCGGCGTAGCCCTTTCGGGTTTTCGCCGCCGTAATCTCCACGTTGTCATATCCGGTCACAGGGCTTGCCCCCGGCGCGGTCGTAAAGGTCACAGTTCCCTTTTTTCTGTCCACCGTGAAATCTGTGCCTTCCTTCTTGTCCGTCCATTCGCCTTCCTTCGTCATGATGCGCACCGTAACCTTGTCTGCATCCAAATCCTTCGCCGTCAGCTGGTAAACCTTCGCCGTCCCGTCAGAAAGAAAGCTTTCCTTCCATTTTCTCCCGATGAGGTTTAGTGGCTCTAAGGTTGTGCCGCCGCCTGTCGGCTTTCGGCTGATAATCACCGTCGGGATGTATGCCGCATCCTCTAAGGGCTTCACCATGAACGCCTTCGGCTTTTCCGCCTTGTCCGTCTCCGTCTCGGCTGTGGCTGTTTCCTCTGTTTCAAATTCGCCGTAGCAAAGTGCCTTCTTCCCGTCAAAAATGAATAGCTTTCCGTAGAACTGCCGCCCCACGCTTCTCTCGTCCGCCATCCCTGTGTAAATCGCCTTCCCCTCCAGATAAAGGCTGTCTCCTGCATGAATCAAAACCTTCTCCTCGTTTTTCTCTGCGCTCCTGAGAATGTGAACCCCGTTGATGCGCTTGCCGGAAAATTGTGCAATCCGTTCATAGCCCTGCCGCTTGCGCACCTTCCCCGGCACATCTCGCATCATGTTCGGCGCGTTGGGGCTTCGGGTAATCTCCACGTTGCTGGGGCTGCTGTTGAGGTCAACCCCCTTGAAGGTCTCAATCTTCACCACATTTCGGGCAGGCGAGGAAGGTACACTGAATCTCCCCATACGTCCTCACTCCAATCTCTGAAATCCTGATTTCAACTTAGCAGCTGCGCCGCCTAATAGTAGTTTTTTACACTCGTCCAGCCGCCGCTGCCGGCGTTCCTGCCGTCTGCTTTGCGTCCGCTTTCCGCAAGCCGCTCCATCCATTCAAAAAATTCGTTCATGTAAATCTGTGCTACACTGATGTCGTCATGCTTGAATAGCTGTCCTGCCATGTAGTGCGCCACATAATGCGCCGCATCCTCGTGCAGCTCAATGGGAAAGTCTGCCGCTGTCTCTGCCGTAATCCGCGTGGGGTATGCGTTGTACCATACACGGAAAACCCCTTCGTCCTCTGCCGGCAGCAGAAGCACATGGTCACCCTCCATCATGTAGCCGGAATAGGTGCCGTAGTCCGTGCCGCTTGCCCGCTTGATTTTGTCAATGCAGTAAAAGCCCTCCGCCAGCTGCCGCAGGTCGTAGGCAAGAAAACCGCCCAAAGGCTCTCCCTTTGTGGCGGTCTCCCCCTCTTTCTGTGTAATTGTCAGCAGCTTCTTCCAGTATCTCCCGTTCGTTGCCAAAAGCATCAATGCCTCATTGGCGGCGGCAGGCATACCGTAAAGGTATGCCGCATTGTTGCTGTCCTTCGTCAGAGCCACCCCGTCCAAGCTGTCCATCTTCCGCAGGCACGTTTCCTGTAATTCCTTCCAAGTAATGCTCATTCGCCCGTGCCTCCTTCGTCAGCTCACACCAGTGTTGTCAGGTCTGTGCCGGCTGTCAGCCCTTCGCCACACAACGCCGCACCTCTCCAGTTGTTGAAGCCTGCCGCAAATCTGCTTCTGCCGCTGAAAATGTTTGCGTGTGTGTTGTGGTCGATGTAGCTGTCCACCTTCAGCTTGATTCTGTCCAGCCAAGGCATGCATTCGTACTGCTGCATGTAATCACTGTCCATCAGGATGAAGTAAGGCTTGCCGCCGATGGTCTTAGGCAGCTCCGCCCATACCAGCACGTTCCACAGACCGCACTGGAAGTTCCAAGCGTTGTTGTTGTTTCTGGGGTCAAGCTCACTGCCGACCGCCGCCAGAACCGCTCTTTTCAGAGGGCCGCTGTTGGGGATGATGATGGTGTCGGGCTTCACGTTCAAGAGGTTGCCCTTGTCGTCCTTGAAGTCCTGCATTGCCTCCTGCACCGCATCCAGCGTCAGCACGCTGAACGCCCCTTTAAACAGGTTGCTCTGCTTCAGCGAAACGCCGTCTACCTTGCTGGGGTGCTCCTTGAAGAAGAAGGGCTTTCCGTCCGCACAGGTAATGCTGTATTCCTTTTTGTTCCATTTCATTTTGGCGTTGTGTCCGTTGGAAAGCAGTGCCGCCCCAAACTGCTCTCTCGTTCTGCCGTAGCTTGTGGTAAAACGCTTCGCCGCATTGCTGATATCCCCGATTTTGTTGTCCTCCATCATTTCCGCTGTGATGGAAAAGCCCAGCTTCCATGTGCTGGGTTCAATTACCTTGCAGAAGCCCTCCTGAAAGCTGTCCTGTGGTGTCGCGCCGTTCTCGCCAACGTCCTGGAAGTTCCCCAGACTTGTCATCGTTGCGTATTTCTCCGCAAAATTCTTCGTTTTGTCCATGTAGAAAATCTTGCTCAGCAGGCTGGTTTCCTCAAAGCTTTCCACGCCTGCCGTAATCATGCTTTTAATAGGCTCCTGACTCTTGCCAAAAACGCTGTCGTTCAGGCCGCTCGCCTGAGAAAAGATAATTCCGCTCATGTTCTTCACTCCTTTTTTTGCAATAAAAAAGCAGTCATCCTCTGACTGCATCCCGTTATGTTAAATTGATTACTTGAAAAAGCCGCAGCACACGCCCGCCGCTTCGTCCACATCCGTCACAGTGAAAACACCGCTTGTCGTGGTCGCTGTCACGCTCAGCCCTGCCGCGCCCAGTGTCACCGCAGTCCCTGCCGTGGGCTTTGCGTCATAGGGCACTTCAAATCTTGTCGTTGCCAGCACAGGCATCACGGGAACCACGCCCGCATCCGCAGGCCCCATGCAAATGTGTGTGGGCTTCGCCGTCGCGCCGCATTTTGTCACCTTGTCGGTGTAGGTCAGTGCCTCTCCCAGTGCATAAACCTCGCTGTCCTTTGCAGGCAGAAATTCAAAAGGCTCTACACAGCTGTTCTGTCTGTCTTTTACTTTAAACATGTTCTCTCACTCCTTTTCATTCCGTTGCTTTCTGGTTTTTCCAATACATTTCCGCAATCTCCGCATCCGTTGCATTCGGGAAGTAGATTTTGTATTCCCTTCTGATTTCTTCCGGCACATCTCCCTTTGCATTGCTGCCCTTCGTCTGGCGCAGGTGTCCCTTGCTGTTCATTTCGTTCATGGCGGCTTGCTTGGCGGCGGCACTCTGCTTTTTGCTCAGTTCTTTTCTGTGCGTTGCCGCGTAGGCATCCGCAAGCGTAATGCCGGGTGCGTTCGCCCACATCTGCAGGGCGCGTCTGCCTGCCTCTGTCTCATTCAGCTGTTGGGGGCTTTCCAGTCCGCAGTCCGCAAATTCCTTTTTCAGTGCCGCAAACTCCTGCTCCATGAAGCTGTTCGCCGCCTCCTGCTCCTGCTGTCGAATCAACGCCTGCGCCTGCTGCATGGCAGGGTGGCTCTGAATGTAGCTGTCCAAAACCTCCTTGGAAACGCCCATTTCCTCCAGCTGCTGTCTCTGCTCCTCCGCCGCAAATGCACTGCGGTAAGCGGTCAGGTCTGCCTCTGTCAAAATCGGCTTGTTCGTGTAGGGGTTCAAAATCCCCTCAAACTGCCTTGCAATGCTCGCATCCACACGCTTTTGTGTTTCCGCCTCAATGCGTGCCAAAAGGTCGGGGCTGAAATCCTGCCCTTCCTCTGCTGTAGATACTGGATCACCTCCATCGGTCTCAGTGCCGATACCCTCATCCTCTGCGCCGCTGTCCTCAGCCGCAGAATCTTCCGCTGTTTCCTCTGTCTCTACTTCCGTTTCTTCTCCCTCTGTCCCTACTTCTGTTTCTGTGGTTTCCTCGCCTTCCAAGAAGTCCTCGCCCCAGAAATCTTCGTCATATCCTGCCATTCTGCTTTCCTCCTTCTTCCAAATCAAAATCCTGATTTTGACTTAGCGCTTAGTGCTTCTCAAATCTCCGCCTGTCTGCTTCTTGGGTGCTTTTGTGCTTTCAGCCCCCTTTGTTGCCTTCACTTCCATCGTGCCGGCTCTACCAACTTCCAGTCCGTTTCCGTGCTTTCTCATATCGTTCACCCCCTTTCCCTTTGTAAAAAATTCCTGTCTACGCATTATTACGCTGCGCATGGCGCAATATAAAAACCTCCCGTTTGGGTCGGTTGGTTTTCATCAATCGTCAATATAAACCTTTTCCTCGTGCTGAACCCTTCGGAATTCCTCACACTCCGGGTTTCTGCATCCGAATTTGAAGTTGTAATATGCCCTTGTCGGCATATCCGCCCTGTCATCGTTCTCAAACAATAACGGGCCTCTGTCCATAATCATCAGCTCAAGGCCGCATTTCTTACAGTCCACCTGAAACACCTCCTGTCATGCCGTCCATCATGCTCATTATGTTCCCGCTTGCATCCTCCACCCCCACATCAGCCACCTGCTGCGTCGGCATCTGTTGTGTCTCCTGTGGAAGCTGCTGCATCTGCTGCATCTGCATCTGTGCAAGCTGCTCCTGTCTCTTTTTCTCCAGTCTCTCCCGAATCTCTGCCGCGCCGGGGTAGTGCTGCCCTGCCATCATCTCCCAGAATAGAATCAGCGTCTCAGGGTCGCTCGGGTCGCCAAATGCCCCCGTCTGCAAATTCATGCGGATTTCCTGCCACATGGATTCTCTGTTCCCTGCAAGGCTTGAGGTGTTGTCCACGCTGAATAGGAAATCGTCCAGCCAGTACCATTCCCCTGCCGCATCCTGCGCCAGATAGTCGTATTTGTTAAATTCGCTGTAGGTCGTGCTGCCGTCAATGTTGTTGTGGCGCACGCTCCGCGGCTCGTCGCTGTAAGCCAGTAAGAATCGAAACATCACCGCATAAAGGTCTGCATACATGGCATTTTTCATAATGCGCTTGCTTTCCAGTCTCCCTGCACTCTGCGCCACCGCAATCTGTTTCGCCGTGCCGCTCGTTGCCGTGCGGTCTGGTCTGCCTTGAAAGCTGTCCGTAATCCCCAAAATGCGCCGCGCCTGCTCATAGTTCGCCTCTGCAATCGCTTGGTCTTGGCTCGTGTCCACCTGTAGGTTATGCACCCCGAAAAGGTTTGCCTCGTCCGCCCCCTGAAAGATAACCTCTCTCAGCTGCTCGTCCGTCTTGGAAACCTCCGTCTTTTCGCTTCTGGTGAAAATACTGCCGCCCTTGTCCAGCTTCTCCTGAATCCTGCTGTCGCATTTCTTAATCATGTTCTGCTGGTCCATAATTTTGTCAATGTCGCTGTCGCCAAGCGCCTTCCCCCAGCTGCTCACGTTCTTGCGTATCACAATCGGATAAATGTCGGGCTTGTATCTCGGAATCCTCGTCGGCACCGCAACCGTCATCGGCTCAGCCTCGTAGGCGTTCCCGAATTCGTCCATCATCAAGCCGTTCTCACTAACCCCTTCGGGATATTCCTCGGTCTCCGTCATCATGGGAATCACGCCGTTTCGCGTCTCAATGTCCTCAAAAAGCTCCATCTCGTCGCTGTCGTAGTCCTCCGCCCTTTCGCTGCCACAGTGTCGGCATCTGTCCAAGCCCGTCATGTCCGCCCCGCATTTCGTGCAGCGCTTCATCTTTCGCGCTTGGTAGTCCTCCAAGTCCTCCAGTTCCATGTCATTCACCCATGTGTAACGCCCAATGCCGCCCTTTTCGTTGCGGAAATATCCGAAATTGACGGTCACAACGTCCTCCGCCGTGTTTCTGCCCCCTCTGCTCTGGGGGTCGCTCTCTGTCTCGTCATCCACGCTTACGCCGTATTTTTCCTTCACATGCTTCTTCGACATGCCCATCTGCACAATGATAAAGTCCATGTCGTTGATTTCGTTCACCCCGTCTTGGAAAATCACCTGTCTGGGGTGCAGCAGGCTCACGCAAAGCTCCCCTCTGGTCTCGTGGGTGTGTCTGTCGCTGTCCCATTCCACAAGGAAGATGTCTCCTCCCTGTATGGGCGTGATTCTCTCGTCCATGTCGTTCAGCATCTCAAAGGGCAGGCGGTCTGTCTCATTCCGCAGGAAATCCTCCAGTGTTTTCGCCAGCTCCTCATGCTCCTGCCTTCTTGCCGTCACCTTCGGCATGGGAAAGCTGCTGTCAACCTGTGCCTCCATCAGCTCCGCAACGATATTTCTTACCCCCGTAGCAAGTGCTGCCGCCTTGCTGCTCTTTGCGTCCGGTGTTTTCTCAATCTCTCGCGTCCCGTTGTAAAGTGCCGTTCTCTTGTCCATCTGCTCAAATTCTTCTCGCATGGCAGCACTGTTTCTGCGTAGTCTTTCCTGCCACATCGGCAGCTTTCCCTGCCCGTTCTTCTTCCTGTCCAAGCTGTTCCCTCCTTTCCGCTTCTTTTCTTAAAATCTAAGTCCGTTGATTGCCTTCTCCTTCTTCTGCTGGTCAATCCCGATGTATCTTCTCGTTATGCTCGGGTCGCTGTGTCCCAGCACCTCCTGCACCATCACAATGTCGCCGCCTGTGTCCATGTATAGCCAGTAGGCGAAGGTCTTTCTTAGCGTGTGACAGCTTAGGCTTTCCTTGTAGCCTACCGCATCCGCCGCCTCGTTCAATATCTGCCATACCCTGATTCTGGAAATCGGCGTGTTCTGCTTACTCCTGCTGTTGCGGAAGGCAAATTCGTAGTCCTTCTTTCCCTTGAAAAAATCCCTGTAGATTTTCTGTAGGTGCGGATTGATGGGCAGGAGAATTGTCTCCCCTGTTTTCTGCTCCGCAATGGCAATGCGGTCTTTTCCTCTTAGGTCGCGCACACGGTACTGTAAAATGTCGCTGATTCTGCGCCCAAGGTACACCCCCGTCATGAAAAGCACATAGTCCCTCTCATTTCGCTCTCGCAGATAGTCCCCAATCACGCCCACCATCCTTCTATCTTCAATGGGCATCACATATTTCAACCGCCATCACCCCCCTTCTATCCTCTTACAATATAACCGCTACCATGGAGAACCCCATTTCTCCAGTAAATACTGTTTTTCCTTCCTGCTTGCGTTCCGGTAGTCCTCCCACATGTCCGCCGTCCATTTCGCTTTCTTCTCCTTCTTTTCCTCCGGCATATCCATCCGCTGCTGTCCGCTCGCCCTTGCCATCAGTGCAATGCCGTAAGCCATCACAAGGTCGTCATGCTCGCCCTGCTCCGCCTCCGCTCTCCCCTTTTCGTTGCGAATGAAGGAAAGCATTTCCTGTAGCGTGTCCCTGTCGTGTACTAGGTGTAGGTTGCTCCGCATGAATTCCTGCATCGTTGCCACCAGTACAGGGCGCGTCAGCCCGTTCGTCTGGAAGCCAAAGCTTTTCCGAAGCCTGCCCTCGTAGTTGTCGTAGATTTCCCTTACATAAAGCTTTGGGTAGTGTAAGTATTCCAACACCTTCTGCGGATGCGTGGAAAAGTTCGTTTCCACCGCCGCCAGTGCGTCATTGTAGTATCTGCCAAGGCAGTAAACTTGCTTTGCATAGGTGTCCTCATCGCAGCTCTGCCATTTCAGCCGCGCCATCTGCTCCCCTGTAATGTTGTCAATCACTTGCACCGTGAAGGAATCGCTCCCTTCCCCTGCCGTGTCACCGCCCAGCGTGTAGGGTCTGCCCTGCTCCGGCTCTCGGAAAAGAAGAATCTCCCCCTTTTCGTCCTCGGTAAAGCGCCGCTCCTGCAAAAGAATACGGTCAAGCCTCTCCTGTGTCTCCTCGTAGGTGAAGCGTCCCCTTCTGGGGCTCTCCTCCATCGTCCGCAGCCGTATGATGATTGCCTTGTTGTCAAATACCCCCGTACCCGTTGCAATAAATGCCTCCTCCGGTGTCGAAGGGTATTCTTGATGGAATAAATCCATGTCATTGTTGCAGTTGTTCCGGATGCACCACCGCCGCCACATGATTTGCTCGTTGTCCAGTCCAAAGGCAGCCTTGAGTTCTTCTTCTTCCTCCGTCAGCTGCTCCCCGTGCCATTCCCTGCGGTATTCGTCCATCTCAAACCATGCCGCAAAGAAGGGTACATAGTCATTTCGCCCGGCAACCGCGTCGTCCCACATCTCCTTGAAGAAGTTGAACCCCTTCGCCGTGCTCTCTATGATTACCATGCTGTCCCTTGTCGCAGGCACTGCCTGCATCAGTCCGGCGTAGGTCTCTGCAATCGCTCCCGGCCAGAACGCCAGCTCCGAGGCATGCACGTTCGTTAAGGTGTCGCTTCGCCCAACACCCTTCCCCCCTGCCGTTGCGCATTTTATCTTGCTTTTCAGTCCCGGCAGCCGTTCCTTCTCCCTCCGGTTCTTCGTGGGATTCTCAAAAATCAGCTCCTTGGCGTTGCTGTTCTTTAAAAGCGGTCTCGCCGGGTTTCTCTCCTGAAATAGCTTGCTCATGTTGAAAAGGTTCGTGGTCGCATCGTCCTTGTGCGTGATGATGAAGCTGTTCACGTTGCTTCTGGTCGCCGTTTTGTAATAAATCAACGCCTCCGTCAGCGTGGAAAACCCCATCTGCCTACTTTTCAGTATGATAATGCGGATCGGCTTGCCGGCCGCCTGCTGCTCCTTGATGCACTCATATAATCGCTTCTGCGCAGAATTCAGCCGGAAGGGCACAATCTCGCTTTCCTTTGTCTTGATGCAAAGAAAGGCTTCAATGTATTTCTTCGCATCTCGTAAAACGTCATACCTCGGCATCTGCTCCACCGCTTTCCGCTTCCTCTAAGATTTCCTCTATCGTCTTTCCGCTCACGCCGCCGCTCGCCGCCTGCTCCGCCAGCTTCGTCCGCTTCGTGTCGTTCGCAACGCGTTTCTTCTCCAGTTCCAGCCTGTCGGGGTTCTCCTTCCATTTGTCCTTTGCCTTGTTCAGAAGGTAAAATTTGATTGCCCCTACGTCCGCAGGAACGTGCTGCTGCTCCGTCACTTCCTCCAGTACCTCCTCCGTAATGACCTTCCCGTTCGCGTCCGTCAAAACCTTGCCGTCTGCCCCCAGCATCGGCTTCTTCACCTTCATGTGCTTCCTGATGTCCGCGTTGTAGCCCAGGCATCGGTTTAAAAGAGAAACCTCTACCTTCTCAATTTCCTTTTTCTGCTCCGCTTTTAAAAAATCGGCACTTTTTTTCAAGAGTGCCGAAAGTGCCGGAATTTCCCCTCTCAGTTTCCTAAAAGTAGAATATGCCATCCCCAGCATTTCCGCCATTTCCTTTTGTGAAAGCCCCGCAAACGCCCATTCTTCAAGGCTTTTCATGTTTTCGTATATCTTTTCTTCGTTCCTGCTTGCCACCTTTTCACCCCCCTTTTTTTCGGCACTTTTCCATTTTCGGTGCCGAAAATTTTTTGCATAAATTTCCGCCTGCATTT